GCTTACCCAAGAAGGTGATCTGCTCATTCATAACGGCGCTATTCCTGAGCGGCTGGCGCGTGGCGATAATGCTCAAGTCTTGCAAATGGTGGGCAATCAACCTGCTTGGCGCGATCAATCGCTCGATCCGTCACGCCGTGTGTGGAAGCTGGGCAAAGTAAACCGTCATGGTGGTTGGTACACACGCACATATCTTATGGCCAACGGCATTATTAAAGCCTGTGGTTATGGCGGTAATTACTCCAATGGTAATCCAACAGGCAGCCATATCTATATTCCCAGTAGTGTCGCAACCGCAGACCCAGACGTGCGTTTCGTGGATGTTTTTTCAGGCGGGCAGCAGCACTACGGGCTTACTGCTACTGGCGAGGTTTGGTCGTGGGGCTACAACAATTATGGTCAGCTTGGCCATGGCGATACAGCCAACCGATCCATTGCCAAGCGGATAGATTATTTCGTCAATAATAATATTCAAATCGCTCGGGTTATTCCGGGGCGGCCAAACTACCATGATTATGGTGCTGCATATTTCTTAACCACGGATGGTCGGTTATATGCCTGCGGTTATGGTGGTAATGGAAACATGGGAACAGGCACCACATCGCACCAGTACACTCCTGTGCGTTGTGGAGCGTTGGAAAACATTGTCGATGTCGGTGTGTCTGGCCTTCCATATACCATTTATGCGGTTGAGGATGACGGTTCGCTCTGGGTCTGGGGTTGGAACGCCTATGGTCAATTAGGGCTTGGTGATACCACCCAACGCAGTACACCAATCCTAAACGCTGCAATTTCTAACGCCGTCAAAGCCCTTCCGGTTTGTGGGTATCAAACAGATGGTAACACGCCAACAGGCAGTGGTTTTGTCTTAAGGGCTGATGGTTCAATCTGGGCGACGGGCTATAACGGTCATGGACAGCTTGGTCAGGGTGATACCACACAGCGCAACAGCTTTACGCAAATCTCTAGGCCAGATGTGTTTACTGACATTTTTGCCTCGGATGGGCGTTATTGCACAGTTGGCGCTTTGAACGATCAGAATGAGGTCTATTTCTGGGGCTATAACGGCTATGGCCAACTGGGAACGGGCAATACCACCCAGCAAAACACACCTTTTAAACCCAACAGTCCTTTTCAGGGCAATATCACCCGCGTTCAGATTGCTGGGAGCTCCAGCTATATAGGCTGTATTGTGCAGGCTGGGAATGCGCTGTGGGCGGCAGGTTATAACGGTAATGGCAACCTCGGCTTTGGAAATTCCAATTCGACCAACAACACCTTCAAAGACGTTCTAGGCGTATCCGGGACGATTGCTGATTGGAGCCCCTTTGGCCATGGCACAAGCCCATGGGGGCTTGGCGTTTTATATGACGACGGTCGCGTTGATGCCTGTGGGGAGAACAATTCCTACGGTGAGACCGGAACACGGCCTGGCAATCTGCATGACATTCAAAAACTAACCAATGTGATTTTCTAGGAGGCTTTTATGAATCTCAAATCCTATTTGCATGATCGTGCGCCAAACTTCACTGAAAGTGAAACTGCTCCCATCCACCTAGCCGATATGAATGGGCGGCATTATTATGCCTTTGCCGGGGATGTAACGCCGCCATCAGGCGGTAAAGCTGTGAGTGACGATGAGCTGGCTGATGTTCTTTCAAACAGTCAGCTTATTCGCCAGATCAAGGAAGAAGCCGGACGGCGCATTACCAAGATTGGACCTGTATGGAAGCAGCAAAATGCACTGGCTGATCTATATCTGCTCGGCGGTCGTTCTGATCTGACGGACGATGAACAAGCAACGCTGACAAAAGCACAAGCGTTATTAACTGCTATATCACGGTTGCGATCACGATCCGATGCCATCGAAGATTCTTTCTTGGATGGCGTGGCGGTGGATTACATCACCGATATTGCGTGGGAGGATGAAAATGCCTGATCCCACATTGAATGCAGCGATTGCCGAAGCCTATGCTTCTGCGCCCAGTGATATCGTGATTTTACATACGCTGGAGCTTCGCCATCCTGATTTCAGGGATGATGAAGGCCAGCCTATTGCTGTGCGTTTGGTGCGTGACCATCAAGACTTGTCAGCCAAGATGGAGGATACAGCGCCTTTAAACCCGGACGAATATGTCACCTTCATTGCCATGGGCTTTGATCTGGAGCTGCCACCTGTCGACACGTCACCAGTGCCGGAAATTACCGTCACCATTGATAATGTCAGTCGTGAGTTGATCAAGCATCTGGATGCTGCTGTTGAGAGCGCAGAAAAAATTGAGATCACCTATCGCCCGTATTTGAGCAATGATCTGTCCGGGCCGCAGATGGACCCGCCGATCACATTGATCTTAAGTGAAGTCGAAGCCGATGTCAGCCGCGTTGTTGGTCGCGCCCGTATGCTGGATATCGGTAATAAGAGCTTTCCGTCAGAAACCTACACAGCCACACGCTTTCCCGGCCTGACCCGCTAACCCAAATAAAGGAAATATCATGAATGAATTGACCCAGCAGCCAGATGGGCTGCACTGGGCGTGTCGCTATATTGGCTTGCCATGGCAAGCTGGTGCGAAAGGCCCGGATGTTTTTGATTGCTGGAGCCTCGTGGTTTGGGTGCAAAAGCATCATTTTGGCCGAAACCTGCCCGACATTCCTGTCGCCGAGGGAAATTTAAAGCGGCTGGCTTTGACCTTTCGGGATCACCCGGAGCGCAAGCGCTGGCAGCTCACCGATACGCCAGAACAAGGCGATGCGGTGTTGATGCGCCAATCCCGCCATCCCATCCATGTGGGCATATGGATCACCATCAGCCCAAGCGAACAAGGTGTTATGCACTGCGTAAAGGGCAATGGTGTGGTGTTTCAGAATATGGCCAGTCTCAAACTCGCAGGCTGGCAAATTGAAGGGTTTTATCGGTTTCAGGGGAATACCGCTAAACCAGCTTAATAAATTACGAGGTTTTCATGTTTGCTTGCGTCCATATGCTTCACAATCCATTTATGCCAGCACGAGGACGTGATATTTTTGTGGTCGATCATCCCATTACCATTCGTGAATGGCTGGATGAAGCGGGCATCACAGAGTTTGAACGTCCTACTATCTGCCTATTCAATGGCGAAGCCGTGTTACGGGATCAATGGCATAAAATCACCATTGGTCTGTCTGATATCGTCACTTTTATCACACTACCCCAAGGTGGCGGCGGTGGGGGTGGTAAGATTTTACGATCCGTTTTGACCATTGCTGTGATGGTTGCGGCTCCTTATGCCGGAGCTGCGCTTGCGGGGGCGATTGGTGTGACCAGCACTGTAGGCATTGCATTGGTCACCGCCGGTGTCGCCTTTGCCGGAAGTGCGCTGTTGAATGTCTTGGTGCCGCCGCCTGTGCCATCCACCAGCTTGAATAGTGGCTTTGGTAATACACCTGCAGCTAGCCCAACCTATTCATTGCAGGCACAAGGCAATCAGGCACGCTTAAGTCAACCCATTCCTGTGGTTTATGGTCGGCACATTGTCTATCCCGATCTGGCCGCAACGCCATATTCGCTTTATCAGAGTAACGAGCAATATTTGCATCAGCTGCACTGCATTGGTCAGGGTGAATATGATCTGGAGCAAATCCGCATTGAGGATACGCCGATCAGCTCCTTTGAAGAGATTGACTATGAAATCGTGCAGCCCGGCGATGCCGTCACGCTATTTGATACAGATGTCGTCACCGCACCCGAGGTCGCAGGACAGGAATTACTCAGCACAGGCGATGGCGGTGATTGGGTCGGGCCTTTTGTGGCCAACCCCGCGCAAACCAACTGCCACCAGATCAGTGTCGATATTGTCATGCCGCGTGGTGTCTATTACGCCAATGACAGTGGCGGCCTGAACAACCGCACGATCACATGGCAATTTGAAGCACGCCAGATCGATGATGAAGGTACAGCCATTGGCGCATGGCAAACATTAGGAAGTGAAACCTTCACAGCGGCCACCAATACACCGCAACGCATGACGTTTGATTATGCAGTGGCGACCGGACGCTATGAAGTGCGGGCTTTGAGAACCGATGCCAAAGATACATCTGCCAGAGCCGGACATGAATTGCGCTGGGGCGGTTTAAAAGCTGTCTTGGATCAAACACCTGATTTCGGTGATGTCACGCTCATTGCCATGAAAATGCGGGCCACGGATAATTTATCACAACGCTCCTCACGGATGGTGAACTGCCTTGTCACGCGCAAATTACCTGTGTGGGATGAAGCCACCGGATGGTCAGCACCACAAACCACACGCTCCATTGCATGGGCTCTCGCTGATATTGCCCGTAGCCAATATGGCGGCAAACTGGATGATAGCAGGATTGATCTGACGCAGCTCAAAGCACTGGATGCCAATTGGCAATCTCGCGGTGATTATTTCGATGCCGTTTTTGATCAAACAGTCACGGTCTGGGAGGCACTGAGCCGTACAGCACGTTGTGGTCGCGCTGTGAGTTTCATGCAAAGTGGCACTGTTCGCTTTGTCAGAGATGAAAAACGCTCGATCCCAGTCGCCTTGTTCAGCCCGCGCAACATCGTGAAGAACAGCCTCAAAATCCAGTATCTGCTGGCCAGTGATGATACCGCTGACAGCGTTACGGTGGAGTATTTCTCAAAAGAGACATGGCAAACAGCAGAAGAAACCGTCAGCCTGCCGGATAGCACCAGCGATCAACCCGCCCGGGTGCGATTGTTTGGCTGCACTGAAAAGGCTCAAGCCATTCGTGAAGGCAAATATATGGCCGCAGCCAATCGCTATCGCAGGCGTTTGGTGACCTTTCAAACCGAGTTGGAAGGCTTGATCCCCACTTACGGTGATCTGATTGCAATTGCCCACGATATGCCGAGCTGGGGCCAAGGTGCCGAGGTTATTGCGGTTGATGACAATGTTCTGAGCTTATCGGAGCCATTGGAATGGTCTGAGGAGCTTGGGGATCACTTTATCAGCCTGCGTAAAGCTGATGGCAGCGTTTCTGGTCCGTGGCTTGTTCTACCCGGTGAAACACCCAATCAGGTGGTTTTGCAGGATGAGCTCGACTTCACGCCCTACACCGGAGAGCTGCAGGAGCGTACGCATATTGCCTTTGGCGCTGGTGAGAAATGGAGCACGCTGGCCCGCGTCACAGCTGTTCGGCCTCGGGGCGAGCTGGTTGAAATCAGCGCCGTTGCCGAAAATCCGGTCGTACATACCGCCGACCAATAATCTTTAAAAACAGGAAGAGTAATCATGACCGCTGATAACCATCAGCGGCAGGACGATATGGTGTGCCTGCCGCGTACAGAATTTGAGTCTCTGCTAGAGCAAGCTGCCTGCCGAGGGGCCAGAAAAGCCCTGAAAGAAGTTGGCTTGGCAGATGAAGAGGCTGCCAACGACATCCGCACGCTGCGCGATTTGGCAGGCTCAATCAAAACCATGCAACGCACCTTTCTGCAAACCGTTGTGCGCTGGATCACCATAGGTGTGCTGGCGCTCTTGGTCGCAGGCGTGGCTGCAAAACTTGGACCCTTCACCCCCAAATAAACAGGAGAAAAACTATGCTGACATTACTTGGAAGCCTGCTGGGCTTTTTATCATCCGCATTCCCGGATTTTTTGAAACTTTGGCGTGATCATGCC